AGCTGCCTGTTCTATAAAAATAGAACCAGGTGAAGCTTCACTAAAATCGGAGTATGAATCTGGAAAATAAGTTTTAGTAAAATCAATTAAATTTTGTTTTAATGTTGCAAAATCTTTGCCAACATAATTAAAATTTTTATTTTCATTTCCCCAACTTTTATCTAAAGGTTTAAGTGCCATTATTAATTATTTACATTTACTTGTATTGTTTCGGTCAAATTAGGATTTGATATCAATGAAAATTTTATATCCAATGTAATCCTATTATTATCTATATCATTATTATCATAATCAAATATAATTTGATTTATATTAATGTTTGGTATCCAACTTTGAACGGCATCTAATATAGACGATTCTATTCTATTCTCTAAATTTTCTCCGTCAATTTGTTCAAAAACTAATAACCAAATGTCACAACCAAATTCGGGTTGTTGTAATCGTTCTCCCTTTTTTGTTAAAATTAAATTTTTTAAATTATCTTTAGCTTGAGTTAAAGTTGTGTAATTTGTTGCAAAAATACCATTAGAATTGGAAGCTCTATTTATTCCAATTCCTAATATTTTATAATTATTCTGTGTTAAATCGGTTACATTAACTTTTCCTAACTCTATTGCCATTATTTAAATCTTTTTACTAATTCCGAATAATCTCTTGTCAATGCTTTCATAGTTGCATCTTGCAATGCATCTCCTGTTGATTCAAATTGTTGTGGAATGTTTGTAGGAATTTCCATATCTCTATAATCCATAGTTTCCCAATCTCCATCCATAGTTTGTTGTGGTTGTATCATATCTAACACACTTCCACCTGCACCACCCATACCACCTTCTGCTCTATGAGCTGCGGTGAAAGGTTGTGTCATATTCAAAATCTCATTTATCATTGGGTCTTTTGAAAATTCTCTTTGTGATTTTTGGGTTTGTTGAACTGGTTGTTGTCTTTTAACCGGTGTAGTTTCTGTCATCTCTCTCAATGATGGAGTAGATGGTTTTTTTTTGTGAGTTTAATGTAACTGCACCAGATTTGATAAGTTTAACAAGTTCTTCTTTTACTTGTAACTTAACTTCGTTTTTAACAACTTCTTTAATTAAAGTTAATAAAATTTCTGATTTCATAATAATTGTTTTGTATATGTTTAGTAATAAATATTGAAAGTTAAAATTTACCCAATAGTAATATTTTGGGTTTGTGATGCTTTTGCGAGTGCTTCCTTTTCTTCTTTCTCTTTTTTCAAGGCCAATTCTACTTCTTTGATTTTTTCTCTAGCCTTATCATCCTGATATGTAGAAGTTAATGCGGTTTGTATAGCTTGTGGTAAATTTTTTATTGATTCTAAAAACTCTACATCATCTCCTTCGGTAACGTCTCCCAATGCATCAAACCCTATTGCCAAAGAATTCAAAACTAAATTTGGAGTTCTCGCCGCATTCTTTAATACTGCGGATGGATTTGATATTGGTTTTACTACATATCCCACCCATGGTTGAATTCCAGGTGCAGGAGGTGCGGGTGGAGGATATTGACAAAAACATTCAATATAACCTGTTAATGTTAATAGATGTAATGCTGCCGATGCAATAAAACTCATTAAAAATGGTGAAAATGGTGTAACAGGTTCTACTAATATTGGTGTCCATATACCAGGAAAAATACATTGACCGGTGATTGTTCTTAAATTTTTTACTGACCCAATGCATGGTATAATTGGTGTTTTAATTGTTGATAATTGTGCAGCCATCCAATAAGCTTTAACTGCAAGTCCGATATTATCCAATAATGTTTTAGTATCTGAAATGTTGGTCACTTGTAATATTCCAAATAAAGTATCTTGCATTAATTGTTTGTTTCCAAACTCAACCGCCAAATTACTTAACATAGTACCTCCACCACCTTTAATTACAGAATCATATTCATCTGCAAGTTCATGTGCAAACATAAACATATTTAATTCGTCTTTCAAAGTTTCTGCTAATGGATTATCAAATATAGTATTTGTAATACTTTCACCGGATTTTTCTACAATCGTTAGTTTTTGGATACTTCTAACTTTTGACATACCAATTAACATATTGATATAAAAATCAGTCCAGGATGTACTTTCACTATGTTTAAATGAATCAAAATTCATTATATTAAGATTTACTTAAATAATTATTCATAGATAACATTGTTTTAAGTGATTTTTGTATATCTCTAAATGCTCCTTGATTTAGTGGTGGCAATTTTGTTTTACCTGCAGGGGTCAAATATTGTTGTGCAATTATCTCATCAATTAATTTAGATAATATTTGAACCAATTCACCTCCTAATACCATTTTTTGTACATCTGCGCCTGCATCTCCAATACCTACATTTTTTCCAATAAAAACCTTACCATTATCTGAATTTAAAAATATTTGATTACTGCCATCCGAATGAATTGTTATATTTTTATTATTGTGTATGTATATTTCTTTTTCCGCATCAATTGAGAAATTACCATCGGTTATTATTCCTGTATTTCCTTTACCAAACATAATGAATTCACTTGCTTTGGCTGATAAAATAATTCTATCGGAATTTACAAACAATTGATTACCTGTTAATTTTTCTGAAGCTGGATAATTTTTAAATGCAATTTTAGATTTATTTATCGTTTCTTTAAATGGTACTTTTATTTTATTAGAAGTTATATAAACCGATGTACCATCTTTATTTATATCCTCATCTATTAAAGTTCCAATTGGTTTTGAATCCAATTCTGAATTTTGTTTGTTTCTTATGAAAATTCCAGGTGATGAAGTTTTTCCATCTTCCGTTAAAAAGAATTCACTAAAACGAATTGTGTTACCAACTCTTCCACTTAATATCGTATCACCTTGTTTTGGATTTAAAAATTTAATTTTTTCATTTATACCATACTCTCCGGTATTTTTTTTTGGTTTTGTCGCAGTGGTTTTTGGCGCGGCCGTATTTTTTCTATAAGCTAACCCAGTCATATCATCACCTGCCTCTATAATATTATCTTCAGGCAATGTTGCAGCATATGTTATATAATCTCTCCTATAATTTGAATATGGTGTTTTTGAATATGGTAACCAAAATGTAAGACCATGTAGTTTTAATATAACCACAGTTTCTCCTTTAATTGGAAATGTAAAATTATTTTTATCAAATGGATGTGCAATATCGCTTATTCCAATTGTATCTTCAAAATCATAAGTTATTGCACCATATTTTCTAGAGTCGTAGTCTGCAAATTTATCATTTCCATTGTATATAGATACATTATCTTGACTTGCAGTATCATCTCTATTTATTGGTTCAAATGGAGTACCTGTTGGATATACTTTATCAACTGTAGCTAAAAATGATTCTATATTCGTCATTACAATTTAGTTTTTATTTCTTCAATTTCTATTTCTAAATCACCCATTTTTTCTTTTGTCTTTTCTTCTACCGCATTGATGGTATCTTCCATATCTTGTAGTAATTGCGTTTTTTCATGTTCACTTAACCAACCATCTTCACCAATACCTTTTGCTTCTGCTGCTGCAAGTCTTTGTGCAATCGTTGCAAGTTTAATTAAGTGGTCATCGTTTTTAACCGATACCTCAATCAAATCTTTTATGATAGGTGCAATAACCGTTGCTTCACCCACATTACGAATAAGTTTTCTTAACGATTCAATTAACTCAGAAATGTTTTTCTTTTTGTTTTGTTGATTTTCGTATATATCTTTAAATAATGATGATAAATTCTTACCATCAAATAATTGAAATTCGTTTGACATTATATTATGTTGTTCTTTACTATATAATTATAAAGTTCCTGACTTATCAGTTGGTATCCAGCTTCGTTGGGGTGTTGTGCAACTTTCATTGGGTTTGGAATTTTCTTTTCCCAAACATCTTCACCTTTAAAGTTTTTCATTAACCATAATTCCAAAGATTCGTTTGCAAACCCCCAATATGTTGATTTATTAATTAAATAAGTGTTATCATCCTTTTTATCCAAATTTTGAATCATTAAATCAAATGCATCACACATAATATATTTTACACCATATTGATTTAACATATGTTGTAAATAAATTATATAGTTTTGATTTATTATGTTATAATAATTTTGTGTAAATAAATTTCCTAAAAAGAATTTTTTATACTCAGCCAAAAAATTATTAAACTTTTCATCTCCATATGTGTATGATTCTGTAAACTTATGTGGCAAGGCTGCTAATTCCATTTGTCCCCAACTTATCCATTCACCTTTTGGTAAAAATGGAACATAATCTCTTAACGATGAACTCCACATGATAACAACAAAATCATCTTTATGAATTTTACCATTTCTTAAATCATTTATAACCTCATTAAAAATAACATTATTTGCTTTACCACTCCATCCATTATTTACAGGTTCTAATCCTAATTTATTGGCAAGAGTGTTTACCCAACTACTTTCATTTCTAAATAGTTGTAATTGTTTTCTGTCTTTAAATGATTGTTCTATCGGCCAGTTGGTTCCTTCTCCTTCTGTCCAACTATCTCCAAATGCGTGTAGTTTCATTATTTGCTGATTAAAAATTTACCTAATACTAAATAGTCCATGTCACAATTGTGAAATGTCCAAATTGCTTTTTGTGGGTCATTTGTCATTGTGTGGTCTTTTAAGTTAAACGATGTATTCAATAGAATGGGTGTTCCTGTTAGTTTCTCAAACTCCTTTAATAAGTCATAGTAAAGTGGGTTATCCTCTCTTTTAAGTGTCTGTATCCTTGCAGAATTGTCAACATGCGTTACTGACGGAATGTTTACATCCTTTTTAACTTTGACAACCTGATTCATATAAGGAACATCTTCTTCTGATAGAAAATACTTTTGATAATCTTCAATTGTAACCGATGGAGCAAATGGTCTAAACATTTCTCTCTTTTTGACAACCTTATTAATTCTATCTCTAATGTCGGCCAAATATGGATTGCCTAATATAGAACGATTACCCAATGCTCTTGCACCAAATTCAGTTCTACCTTGAAACCAACCAACTATATTACCTTGTTCTATAAGTTTTGCAACCTCTTTACATAGTGTCTGATGTGTATCATGCATTATAACTTTACTTCTATGATTTTGTAATATAATTTTAAGTAATTCAGGACTACTCCACTCCTCACCCAAATATGGTGATGTATTATCCCCACCTTTTACTTTGGGATTGCCAAATGTTTGATGATAATGATATAAACATGCACCAATTGCAGAACCACTATCTGATGGAGCAAATGGAATGAATACATTCTTAATTGCAGTGAATTGTTTAATTTTACCATTAGCAGTTCCATTATATGCACATCCACCACCTAATACTAAATTCTCACATTCCCAAGTATTTGTAATTCTATTAATAATAAAATATAATGCGGCTTCATACCATCTTTGTAATGAAGCAGCTAAGTCTTTATGATGTTGTTCTATTGGTTCATCTTTGAATCTTGGTGGAAATCCAATTAAATCAATCAACTTATCATTAAACATATCGTTATCCGATGTATGCCATGTAAAGTAAGACATATCCATCTTTACAATGTCTATTTCACCACCTATTGTAGCAATTTTGTCAAATATACTATGATATCGTTGTTTTTCGCCATATGGTGCCAATCCCATTACCTTATATTCACCTTCGTTTGGTTTAAATCCTAAATAAGCAGTAAATGCTGAATATATCAATCCCAATGAATGAGGAAAGTGTAATGTTTGTATTTTATGAAAACCATTACTATCACACATTGCTGCGTATATTGTATGTGACTCACCGACCCCATCAATTGACAAACCTATTGCTTTATCAAATGGTGATGTATAATAAGATAGTGCTAAATGCGAATGATGGTGTAGTGAATATAAAATTTCTCCAGTATATCCAATTGATTTGAGTATTCCTTTTAAATTACCTTCCGATTGATTCCATCTTTTTACAAATTGTCTCCATTTCATTGGATATCTTAAACCACCCCACTTACCAATCGTTTCTCTAACTCTTTCAAATTTATCGTTTGGGTTTTCATACCAACAAACCATATCAATTTCATCAATTGTTATCTTTGCGTATTCTAAACACCATTGAATTGCTTTAAACGGAAAAGAACTATCATGCTTTTCGCCGGATAGTTTTTCTTCTTCAATTGCACATATAACTTTACCATCTATAACTAAAGCTGCTGCTGAATCATGGTAAAATGCTGATAAACCTAATTGTATCATATTTAAATTTTTATATCACCTTCTCTATCAAATTCACTATAAAGTGCCATTTGTTTTTCTTTCATCTTATTGACAACCTTTGTAATATAGTGAGTGGGGTGACCTGTCATTTCTCTAATAAGTAGATATAGTGATTTTTTATTAAAATTTTCTATGTAATTTGCTCTACGGAATAATTCTAATACCGAATCTGCAATTTGCATATCTCTTTTCTTTGGAAAATGGTTTTCTAAATGTTTATCCCAATATTCCAACATTCTAATATTAAATGTTCTATGTTCGTCATTTCTTTCCTCCTCTCTAAAATTATTTTCAGTATCAAATGAATCCGGTAAACCTGACATCACATCGGTATCTTTATATCTTTTATAATTTGCATTATTATTTAAAATAAGATAGTTTCGTGCAACAATAGTAAAATAAGAAAAAGCTTTTCCCTTGCCGGCTTTATACATGTGGATTTTTTCAATCATAAATGCAACTACTTCCGCCATTACATCTTTTGGGTCATCATCAAAATAAGTAAACTTCCATTTATTATAAACAATCTCTGCAAGCTTGTCAAATGCAGATGCAATTCTTTCTCTATATAATTTATCTTTAATATATTGGTCACTGGTTAAATTATACTCAATGATTGCATCTTCGGTATCTTTTGGAAAATATTGTCTGTTTGGCCCTCTTTTCTTTCTAACTGGCATTTTTTTGTTGTTTGAATTTTTCTATTGTTTCTTTAATTTGATAAAATATAGAACCAACTTCATCATCCTTCTCAAACATTTCACGACTATCAATTAGTCTTAATGCCTCCAGTAATGCTTCGTTCCTTTCAATTTCCGTTTGTATAAATTTTTGTGTATCTTCGTATGTATCTTCGTATTTTTCTAATTTTTTTAGAAGATTATAAACTACATATGATAATGTAAGTATGAGTAATGTAAGTATTGTATATATCATATTAAACGATTTCGTATCCTTGTAAAAATAATTTGTTTGCATTTTTGAATTTAACTTCAACCATTTCTCCTTCTTTTGATTTCATTACAATTTTTTCATTTCTACCAAAATCTACTTTTTTTACCACCTGTGTATTGTAAACTCTATCTTTAATTGTAAATCCGTCTAAATGGTCAATTTCATGTTGAACTATAACAGTCATCATTGTTTCTTTTGATATTGATTCATTTGCTTTGTCTCCTTCTGGATTAATTTCAAATGTTAGTTCACCTAAGTTATCAGTATCAACTACGACTTTACAAGCTCTAATAGTTCTAGTTGGTTTTATAAGTGAAGATGGAATTGATAAACACCCCTCCATAAAAAGAAACCCTTCTTTAGATTTTTCTTTAATAATTGGATTTAACAAAAATAATTCAGTAATATCTTCTTCTTCTCCAAATTTAATATAACAAGCTCTCTTTTTAATTCCTAATTGAGTTGCTGAAATGCCTAAACCTGGATATTCACTTAATCCTTGTTCTAATTGTTTTCTTAACTCATCAGCTTCTTGCTGTGTAATTTCTGACTTTAATACAGGAGTTTTTAGATACTCCACAAACTCTTTTGTTGTTAGTCCGTTAGAACCCTTATCAACTATTAATTTCATATTTTATTTTTTTAATCCGTATTTAATCCACTTATACCACACTCTTTCGTGAATATAATATTGAATGGGTTTGTAAATCAATTCTGCTACTCCAAATGTTGCTCCTACTTTAATTGAACCACTTATCAACCACATTAATAAGAATCCAATTAAGGTACTTAAAATACGATATGATATGGTTTTAGCAATGTGTCTCTTACGTTCTACTATCATCTTTTTCAATATTATAAACGATTACATCACCATTTGAGTCAATGTATTTTTTTCTAATAGCAGTTCCACTAATTTGTTCAATTTCTTTTGGTGGTTCGTGATAAATTACATCATATCCAACACCTCTACCATAATTTACACTTTCAATATCGGGTATAATAGATAACATAATTTTATCCCAATTGTTTGTAAAAAATGGTTCTTGTTGTAATTCTCTTAATACTTCTTGTGCTGATTTTGGATTGTTCTCATCTTGTTGAACATCCCTAATTGCTACCCAACAATTTTTCCCTTTGTCCAGTTGTTGATTGATTAACCATTCATGACCTTTATGCCACGTTTGCCACCTTCCAATAAATAATGCGTATTTTTTCATATTTGTAATATACGAAAATAATTTTACAATACCAAATAATTAATAAGTTTTGATATTTTCCTCTTCGTTTCTGAATTTTGCTAATTCTCTAACGGTTCCACCTTTTGATTTTAACCAATAATTAACTGCCTTTGGGTTATTTATCCACAAATTTCTTTTTTGCCATTGAAATTCTGGATGCATGTATTCTTCCCATTTTAAATGTTCGGTTTCTTCTATAATTTCAGAAGCAGGTGTAACATCAACCACAACATCAATAGATTCAACATTTGTATCTTCTTTTTTTTCGTTACTCTCATTTTTTTCTGTTTCGTTAAGAATATTTTCCACTATAACTTCATTTTTATCCTCTTTTGTAGAATTTTTTCCACTATCTCCGTAAATTTGGTAATTTTTGTAGTTTTCTTCCATCAAATCATCCAAATTATCGTATAAGCCCAATTTTTCATCATTTTCCATAATTTCACCTAAAAGTTTTCGTTGTTTTCTTTTTGTTTCACCAACCATACCATTAAATGCGATAATTAAAGCTACTGCTAGTGGGTCAAATACGATTACAATCAAAAATATGAAGAATTTTACAACATTTTTCAATTCTATACCGAATGCTTCTGCTACAAACCTAAAACCACCTACTTCTTTCTCCAAATCTATATTAGTAGTTTTAATTTCGTTGATTTTTTCATTTTCTTTTGTGTTTTGGTCTTGTAAATCACTAATTTTTTTGTTAATTTTAGCAATTTCTTTATCTCTATTGTCTATTGAACGAATAAGACGAGAATTTACCTTACCACCATCCAATATTTTACCTTGATTTTTATTAAACTCACCAATTTGTGTTGATAATTGCGTAATTTGGATAGTATTTTGGTCAATTTTAGTAGAATGTACCGATATCTCTCTATCTACCTGTTGTAATTTAAGTGATTGTGCCTGAAATGCATTAGATAGGTAACCAAAGATACCTGCAGATGTGATTAACATTAGTAATGCAACTGCAGATACTAAATACCACTTATTAAATCCTCTAATTTCATCCCATTTTTGTTTAAGATAGGTTGCTGCTACTAATTTGGCAAATTCCAATGAACTAGCCATAACCATTACTGCCGTTGATGCTCCACTAAATAGAACACCCAATCCTGTTACGGAGAAAAATGCTGCACAACCGGCGATAATTAGTGCAGAAAATCCGACTAAATATTTAAGCCAATTCATTTATCTATTGATTCGTGTTAATTCGGAAATTCTTTCAGCTATCTTTCTTGCATCTTCTAATGTAGTGTGAGCTTCGGAAGGTGACATATGTTGTGCACCAGTAATTCCATTTTGTAAAATCCTTAATTTTCCGTCTAAAGATTCCAATAACATTTGTATTTTTTCGTTGTATATCATGTTTATAAATATTTAATAAATAAAAAAAAGGTAGAAGTAATGACTCTCCTACCTTTGTAATATACAAAAAATAACTGAATTAACCTAATTTTGGGGTTAATTTTTTTGGTTTGGACTCTTCTTTTCTTTCAATGGTAATTAAGAGAATACCATTTTTAATTTCAGCTTTTGATTTTCTACCATCAAAGTTTTTACCTACTTGAATTCGTTCTTCAATATCTGAAATTAATTGATTAAAGGGATTTTCTTTATCCTCTTGTGTCTTTTTAGCTTTGATTTCAATTTTATCCTCAAAGCAATTAATTTCAATATTATTTGGGTCATGCCCTAATACCGATAATGCTAGGATTGCTGCATCTTCTTTTAAATCTACTGCAAATTTGTTTGGGACATAGGTTGTTGTTTTTCTAGCCGATGTCCATTTTTGGTATGCATCCTCTGCAAACCAATCGTTTAATAATCTGTCAAATTCATTAATCATCATAATATAAATGTTTTTTTGTTAATAATATTCTATATAGTCCAAATACTATACCACCCCTTATTTTGTTACAAAGTTATGACAAAACTACCCTAACTTTATTACAAATCGGAAATTGTGTCATTAAATTATGTTATCTTGTCTTTCGATGATTGTAGACATATGGTCTGCCCAATGCATAATAAATTGTAACTTATAAACTAATTGTTTCTTTAAGTCGTGACCTGCTAAATACTTTTGATTATCTTCATCATACATACCATCGGTAAGTTTGATTGCAAAATACTCTTTCTCATTATACTGAATACCATAGTGGTTCAATGAAAAGAAAGTTCTATCAGTTAAGGTCATATATGGGATATTCTCATTACGAACAAACAAAGTTCCGTACTTCTTTTGAGACCATTCTTCTTGATTTGGTAAATAATGTAATTCACCTTTAACACCCAACTTTCCTAAATCGTGATGTAGACAACTAAATATCAATTCTTCTTCGGTAAAATCTATCTCTCCACCTTGCATTACGAATAGGTCTCTCATTTTAAGAGCGTTCTTACATACATTAAAGATGTGGTCAATATACCCACCTATATATGCGTTATGATAGTGTTTAGAGCCAGATGCGGCAGATAGTGTAAGATTAACACCCAATTCTTCTTCGGAATACATATGGAGCAATTTCTCCAATCTTTCACCTTTAAAATACTTCTTAATTATGCCTATAAATCGGTCATAATTTGCTTTCAATTCTTGTTCTGTCTTTTGTTTCATTGTTTAGAGTTTAATTGTTTATAATACTCTAATATACGACAAATATTTGACATTACCAAATTTAAATTAAGGTATTTGTAGATGTCTTTATATGTTCATTTTGTAAAAACCACAATAAAGAATACCGTTCACCTTCTAAAATTGGTGTTATTTCATGCATAATTGTTACATCAAATATATAAGCGTTTCCAACTACTTTATTTAAAATTATTTCATTTGGATTATATAGTTTAAAATCTCCACCATCAAAGTCATCGTTTAGTAATACACCTATTGCGTATAACCTTTCATCTCTAACATCATTATGCTTACCAAACCAATTACCTTTTGCAAATTTATGAAAATGAATTTCTTCTTTGTTTTTGATAATTTGTAAACCAGTTTCGGATTCAAAAAAATATTTTAATTTATCAAATAACCATTTATTTTGTAATGAATAATTAATTGGTTGGGAATGGTATTTTCTATTTTCCATATTAAAGTTTGCAACATTTTCATTTGCATTCCATACAATAGATTCACATTCTACTTTATTAAATAATACTCTTTGGCTTAATAATTTCATTACTTAAATTTTGTTTTTCAACAAATAACATTAATGTTATTCTATTTCCTTTGGTTATCATATCAACTGAATGTGGTGTTGATGATTCAAAAATATAAACTTTGCCTGTTTCAAAATTTATTATAGTTTCATTATTACTACTATATATTTTAAAATCACCGCCTATAAAATCTTCTTTTGAATTTAATTGAACTCCAATTGTATATATTCTTTCTGCACCATTTTTTATGTGGTCATCATGTTTTATAAAATAATCACCTGATTTATAGTTTCTATACGCAGTAAAAATATTATAGTTTTTAATTTTTTTAATGTTGGGTATGTTATTTACCCAATTGGTTATTCTGTCTACAACCCATTTATTTTCATCGTTCCAAACCAAAGTATGGGATAACATCTTACCACCTATTTTATTTTGTTTGGTATTATAATCAACAGATATTTCTCTATTGTGCCATTGATTTGCGTATGATATAATTTTATCACATTCTTCTTTTGTAAATAAAATTTCTTCTTTTAATATCATTATATCAATTTTTTTTCGTTTGTTATTGGGTTATTTTGTCTTTGTTTGTGTTTCGGATGCAAAATTTCATAATCTAATAAAATTGATTTATCAATTAAACCCGTACCATAGTATACGTTTTCATAAGTGTCTATTGGGACATTTAATAAATTTGATAATTTGACCATATATTCGTTTACCATTTTAATTTTAATCTCCAACTTTTCGGATAGGTCATCATATAGGTGATTGTGGTAAAGATATTTAGCTCTTTCATCCATTCCAGAATTTTGTACTGATAATGATTCTGCATTTTCTTTTGTATTTTCTCTTATAATTAATATAACTTTATCAAATTGTTTACTAAAATCTACATAAAAATCAACACAATTTTGTAAATGTTCTTCTGTTACCGTTTCCGTTTTGAATTTATCATCAATTTGACTTAATTGAGTTTTAAATACTATATTTTCAATTTCAAACTCAGTTATTCCCCTTCTAAATGGTTCATATATATAAGAAAGATTATTAGCGGATGCTATTGATTTCATCAACGAACTTGTCCCCGATCTTGGTATTCCAATTATTAAAAAATTATTTTTCATAGTTTTTAAAATTAAGTGTGGTATAACCACATTTGATTATATTAATGTTTTTTTAAAGTTTTCTATTGGTGTCAATCTAAACCAATTAACTAATGAATATCGTGTTCCTGTTGTTATGGGTTTTACTCTATGTGTTAAATGTGAATAAAATATAAATAAATTACCTAATCCTTTTTCTAATGTTATTTCATTACCGTCTTTCTCTTTTATTTGTAATTCTCCGCCGGTATACTCATCATTTAATTGTATTACCATTGAACAATGCCTTTTAGAAAAAACTTCGTCCTCATTCCCACTATCCTCATGCCAATTATAATAACCGTCTTTTGTATATTCTGTAAATTGAAACATATTATTTGTAAAATCAATATCGTATCCTTTCACATTCACCTCTTTTTTAAAAATATTAATTAATTTTTCATTTAAATTTGGAAAATTTAAACTATAATCATAGAAAAAAACATTTGATTTTCTACTTTTTAAATTCAACATGTTAGGCCCACCCACCAATGCTGGTTTTAATTCTTTAGTTAATGAAAATTGTAATAAATCTTCACATTCTTTTTTTGATAGAAGATTTGGTATGGTAGTATAGTTTATCATTTATTAAAATTATATTAAAGATTTTTTATTTATTGAAATTTCTTTCCAATGTAAAAATAATTGAATAACAGATTCGTTGTCGGCACATATTAATTCATCTCTCCAATGTGTAATTTTATCCGAATTTATTATAAGTACACCATCTCCAATATTTGGTGTGTGTGAAATTTCAATATTGTTATATTCGGCATTAAGTGACCAGCCTTGTTTAATGTTTGAAAATAAACAAATGCTTAATGTAATACCAATATCGTCCCTATCTACGTGTTTTTTTAAAACTGAACCATTTTTATATTCTCTAACAAATGAATTAACATTTTTAATTTCTTTATTATGATTTAACTCAGTAATAATTGGTTTTATAGTGTTTAATAATTTATCAAATTCACCATAACCTCTGAAACCATACGTTGTTTTATAATTAAGTAATGTATCATATTTATCCGAATTTATTTTTATTTTTTGTAGTCTACGAAAATCAGAAACTAACAGTTCACAATCTTCAGCTGAAACTAAATTATTTAATAAATGTATCATATGATATTATTTGATTTGATAAATCTTTTTTCGAATGATTCCCAATACCAGTTCCTTAATTCATCATCTATTATAATTTTATTTTCTTGTTTTACGAAATTATTATGTAACATATTATTTGGATTTATATTTGATATGAGTATGTTTTCTTTATATTTTTTATAAAAAAATTCTTCAACTTTATATAATTCATTAATACTAAATTCATATGTACATTTTTCATTGTTTTTCCAAAATTGTTGTGAAATCATTAAATTGGATATTAAACCAAAATTTGGCGCTGTTTTAGGTACACCTTTATAATCTTTTACGATTATAAAATTATTTTTTTCTGTTGTTTCATAATAATGCATATTATTTACAAATTTTTTATCAAATGTTTTATACAAAAAATTATTATCAATATCTTTCCAATTTATAATTGGTGTATATCCATCTTTAGCGATTGATAACCAAATTGTTTGTAATGAACTAATCCATCGTTCCAATGGGTCTCTGGTTATACAAATTGTTTCTTTTTTTCCAAAATATTCATACAATTCATCAAGTTTAATATGTAAATGATTATATGGGTCTTTGTAATACTGCCTATGTTTTTCAATTTTTAAATTAGAATTTAATAATGCGTTTTCTATTGAACTACTTGCACATTTTGGAACCGATATCCATATTAACTCATTATTAATTAATAACCCCATTAGATTAAACTTTTATTTGTTTTTTGTTTTTTTAACAAAAAAGTATATAAACTGAATCTCACTCCAGATATAATTGGTTCAACTCTGTGTGATGTACCACTATAAATTTTAACACTTAATCCAATTTTTGGCGTTATTGAAAATTCCAAATCTTTATCATAATAAATTAAATTTCCACCTTTAAAATCATCATTTAAATATGTGACAAAACTTAAATCACCACTATCCTTGTGTTTACTATTATGTATTTGTCTGTTTGATTTTATTATATTAATGGCAGTTTCAATTAATTCATATTCACCATTAGATGTTATTATTTTATAGTATTCTTTTAATTTGTTGTCATCTACAAATATAGAATCAAACCACAAATTTTCCCCTAAATTATTTTTTTGATTATAAGTTGTGCGCCATTTCCATTTTGTTTCATCATT